TCTTGATTCCGCAAATTTAGTATATTTTCCGGCCAACCTGCCTATTTTATCAATTTATAATCCGAAAAACGAGATGTGATGTGAAAGAAAAACGAAATGTGAGATTTTAACACAATATTTAATGAAAAATCGAAAAACGAAATGTGAGATTTTTTCTGCACACGTATTTAAATAGCTTTTAAATACCAATTAAACGCTACATAAATCAAAATAATATCATCTGTTTTGCTCCCACTTTTTGATAGTTCATCGTCAACACCTCAACCTTTTCTCCTGTACCTGCTGATTTCTTCATCCGTATTTCCTCAGTTTTCCATCTGTTCTGATGCGTATATTCTGACAGGATATCGCTCGGATAGCTGCTTAACATGAATTTCCCCTTACAGGCAGAAAGCATCTCTAATAACTTAATAAAATCATCCTTCGTATATCCGTCGTAGTGCCCCATATCAGAGTTAAAATATGGTGGATCGATATAATGGAACGTGGTCGGTGTATCGGTTGATTGAATAACATTTATTGCGTCCCGGCAAAAGATACCGGTACGCTCCAACCGGCGGGCGTATAATATAGTGAACATTTCTTTCGACCATTGTACCTGCTTAGCTTTGTTGCTATCGATACTAACAGCCCATCCATTTGTAAATATCGAATAAATGGACTGTTTACTGAGCATCCATACCGCCCAAGCGCGTAACACATCAGAGTGCAAAAGAGGATCAGAATATATTTCACGGGCCTGGTTGTGCTGGAATTCACTATGAAGGGTACAATCGATTTCGTCTTTCAGTTCATTGAAATTCCTTTTAAGCGTACAGTAAAAGTTAACCATTTCGCCATTTATGTCGTTGATAAATTCAATCTCGGATGGTTGCTTGGCGAAGAATATTGCTCCACCTCCAAAAAATGGCTCATCATATTGCTTATGCGTTGGGATTAGTGACAAAATTCGGTTTGTCAATTGCTGCTTGCCTCCCCAGTACGTAATCGGCGTTTTCATATTCTTATCTTTATTTTGTTATTACATTACTAAAATTCATATCTTTGTACTACCACTCCATATAGAAATAGGTGCCACAACACCGAAAGGCTTATGCCCTTGCTGTGGTGTTGTGGCACCTTAATCAATCCGTCAGGAGTGGTTTTTGACGAATTGACGGCAGGGGCTTTTTATTTACCCTGCCGCTTTGATTTTTTATGTTTATTTTATTACCCCTTACAATTTATTGTTCAATATATTTTTCCAAATCATTTATTTCATCACGTAATGCCTGCCTTTCTATGCTTAATTTCTCTATGTCGTATGGTAATTCTTTGCCGGTAAGCTGCGCTTCCTGGCACTTGATTATTTTGTAATCCGAAGCGGCCAGTTTTGACTTATATTCATCAATCTGCTCCTGATAGTAATCTACATCTGCTTCAATCGTCCATACCTGATAGATTTTATCATCTCTTTCATCGAAAGAAAGAACCGCTTTTTCCCCTTCACCTACCTCCGGTTTTTCAGAAAATATAAATTCTTTATAACCGTCTTCAAAGAGTTTGTCAAGCTGTTTTTTTACCAACTCGTTAAGTTGATCTTCCGACGCATCTGGTATCTCTTCTTTAAACTTGTCAAAAAACTCTTTTTTAAGGCTTTCAGTTTCGAGAACTTCGAACGCCCTGCTTGTATCCTTAGGTAATTTTGCTATATACATAATGCATAATTTATTTATTGATACCAAGTGTTATCATTGTAACCTGTTATTTGCCAGCCCCGTCCAAGCCATGATGAGCCGTCAGGGTATTGATTACTACCCACACATGCCAATGTGTGTCCTGATCCGCCCGACATTGTTATAAGCCTCCCGTTCGTATAGATGGATATGTTCGAGTTCTGATCTCTTGAACTGATTAGGGTTATGGTCTTTCCGGGGATATAAGGCAGGTTATACCTCGCAGTAGAACCATGATTAATAATAACAAGATCGACCGGCATTCCTGATGATTCCGTGGTCGGCGAGTATAGGGGAATGTTATAATAAGTATTGCCATCACTGGCTGTGCCGGATGAAAGGCTGACATACTGCGAGCCCCCACTAAGTCCACCCTTGTAAACATACCCATACGATGTTCCTGTTATTACCAATGCTGTCCTCCCAAATGACCCCAAAACACCCCTGACCCATACATCGCTTGTCAAGAACGCACCAGTCGCCGCCTGATGTGCAATGCTACAGTTTTCAAACCAGATTCGCCCGTCGCTACCGAACTTTATCGATCCAACAATATTGCCATTGTAGTCAACGCAATTCAATGTTTTGAAAGTGCCAGAAACACCTTTTAGATTACCGCTATAATCCGTATTACCATTTACATCCCATTCTATTTTTTTATTAGCCAAAAAACCGCTCCCGTCGTGCCTCAATGCATTCTTTTGTGTCTCATTTGCCATCCCGAAGTTTTCGACCCCGGCCGCAAATGCAATTGGGTTTAAATTAGGATTTCCGTTCAGATAGCTACGGACAATCTCATTAGTATCGCGCCCGGCAATGATGGAAGAAAGGATCAGCCCTCCGACTATTTCGGTCGCTTGCTTTAATGCAGACTTGAGGTATTCCGCCTCTTCTATTCTTGCCTGAATAGCGGCAGCGTCCTGTTTCGCCTGATCCGCCGTATCGTCATACAAGGTCATGTCGAATACCGTAGCATAAGCCACTTCGACGGTGAATGCTCCTGATCCGCCTGAGAAAGCAAAAAAGTTTATTGAACTAAATGTTCCTGTCGCTCCGCATACAGCTTTGACAATGTAAGTTTCATATTTTCCAGTACCTAATTGCGAAGTAAGCCAAGTATAATACGCACCTGTCCCATATGCATTATTATGCCAATTAATTTGCTTACCAAGCGGTATTTTTGCAATTATTTTTGCTATGAACACAGCATTGGGACGAGTAGAGTTTTGAAATGCAAATCCGCCAAAACTCGGGCTACTGGGTGCACCTTCATATCTATACCTCATTATATGGGTACTGTCACTTGGTGCGTCTGACGGTTTTGCGATCCGTTCCCAAAAAGTAGTAGACCCTCCGGCATCATTGTACCTGCTTGTACCATTTACCCCCGATTTGAACGTCGGGTCTTTATAAAGCATTTTGCCACCGGTCGATGATGCTATTTCCTGTATGTTCGTTTCCGTATTTTCAGCCCATGCCTCTAAATCCGTCTCTGCTCCTGATGACAGAAACTTAATCCGGCCTCCGATAACACTGTTCAGCAAATCGAAATAAGTTAAACCGTCTTGGCTCACGATGCGGTCGGTTGTGATCCGGCCAGGTAATATTTCGGAATAGCCGTATAGCGGCGCAAATGAGCGATCATCATCCTGTTCGCTGTTCAGGATGCCAAGCAGAAAATGATACTGGTTTGCCACACTTTCCATCCCGATTACTGTCTCGGATAAAAGAAATATTCCAGTCGTGCCGGATGTTGCACATCGGGCATAGAGGTAATAAGCCTTTTCTGGATCAAGTGCCGGCGATGTGTAGGCTGTCATATCCCAATATTTGTACTCCGACGCTGCGTGCGACTTTTTCAGGGACGTGACCCCGATTGTCATGTGCTGAATGATCCCTGCGGCGGCTGTCAATACTTTTGTAGTAGCATTGAAAGCAACGTTATGTGTAACCGGTTGCGGATTGGTTTTCGAGTTGACAAAACGGAATTGTAGCGATTCATCGCCGACAAGCAATTGCATCGTTTGCACCGTCAATGGATTAATGCTACCAGAAAAATTCAATAATGCCTTATGCAGCATGGACATCGTTTCCTTTGCATCCCGCCACTGGCGTTTAGAATATCGGATTAAATCCTTTTTATCCGCTTCACGGACAACCTCCTCCGCTTCGATCTTTCCCAGGTCAGCAGAGAATGATCCTGACACTGGAGCGTTTGACAATGTGATTTCCGGTTTGTGCGGCTTGTTTACATAGTCCTTTACGGCTGTGATCCTAATAAGGATGCCATCCGGCTGAAACTGCGGATCGGAGAACAGCACATGCCCTCCCGGCACAATTTTTCCGCCGATCTCGAGCCATCGGCTTTTGCTCCATATTCCGTCCATCTCTCCGGTGAATCGGAATTTGTCTTCTTCATTTTCCGCAAAATATTTCACTGCCTCGCGGAACATGTCCCACGATGCCCCCGTTTTTGATGGGTCGTCGGATATATACGCCTCCGGCATGCGTATGTTAAAAACGGCGTATTTATCTCCAACGGCAGGAACAAAAACTCCCCCCGGCATCACGATGCCGTCCAGCTCCGCGGGCACAATTTTAAAGCGGCGCTCGGCGTGGATGTAGCCGGTAAGTGCACCGTCGGTCTGTTCGATGTCGAATTCCCTTCCAGCCAGCGCACCGGTTTGAAACACGATTGTCGCCTTTTCGCCGGCAATGCGGCAATTTGCGTAATCAAGCGCCTCGGGGATAGTCGAATCTATAATGTCATAGAAATTTTTTTCTGCATCGATCACTTCCACGGCCGTAACAGTTCCCACGCGTGACGGATATATCCCGCCGGCGTCGAAACTGTCTTCTGCCGTATTGCTGTTCCCGTCTCGGGTGATATACATTCCATCCGCATCGGTTCTGTAGGTCTTACCGCCGTATTCAAGCGTTGCCGATTTAGGCAACAGCAATGTTTTGCTGCCGTATGTCGAAAAATCGATATTGCGTTCCCCACCTTGTACGTACAATCGTCCAATCGGCTGTTTGTCGCCATCATTGTAACGGCCCACGCCCGGGAGAAATCCGTTTCCTTTGCCGTAGCTCAGCGGCAGCGGATCATCCTTGAATTTCTCCACCTTCCGCAGGTGTATTTTCTTTCCCTCGAATTCGTATTCCGTGTTGAATTCCGTCGCCAAGCGTGCAAGCACGTCGAGGCAGTATTCGTGGTTAAAGGACAACGTCTTTTCCGATGCGTCGATGCAACTGCCGACAGTCCATCCGCCGTCCTTGTCGTTCAGCGAATCGACAAGCATGTTCATGAAATCAACCGGCTTCCCGGTGAGGAAAAATTTAAGCCGGTAAGGCTTCGCTGAAGTGTCTTTAAATTTCACGAATTTCAGAAACTCGCGGTATCCGTGCAGGGTGAGCGTGTACTCGTGATTGCGTGTGCCGTTTTTCTTAAACTCTTCCGGACGCCACAGAGTATAGCGCGACCCCTCGAACACGACATACGAATAAAGCGGAATTTCGATGCTCTCGGTGAGCGAGAAATTCAGCGTAAGGCTGTCGTCGTTCATGATCGAGCGATAGCGCACCGAACTGTCGTCAACGAGTACGTCGAGTATTTCCGTTCCTGATGGGTTGTATATTTTCATATATTCTCTTCGTTGAATTCGTGTTTTATTCCCGCCGCAGAAAACTTCCTCGAAATCTCCGCGATAATTTCTTTATTTTCCGTTTCGACAATGTATTTTCTGTCGCTCACGTATGTCAGATACGTTCGCAGCAATTCGTCTATTTCAATCAGCCGTGTTGCCTTGACAGTGTCGCTTATCCTGAATGTGATACATGTTTTCATTATGTGAACTGATAAATCTTCCCGTTCCCGCACTTTATCGCCTTGATGATAGTAATGAACGGGAAGTCCTCTTTCGCAATTTGGTCGATGACACTTTTTAAAGAAGACGAGTTCGTGAAAAATTTACCTTCTTCGCCATCTTCAACTGTTCGGTAGTGTATAAGGTATCGACCCTCCCCGTGTTTTGTTTTAACATCGGGGAGGAAGTCTATTACCTCGATTTCGCTGTTGATTGCAAACGCGTTGAAACACAGCGTCAGATCAAATTCGCACACCACTTCCCCGATATGCGATAACAGTTTCCAGTTATCCGTTTTACTGTAGTAGGCCGTGTAATTTTTCCCTTTATACCCAACCGTCCGTAGTCCTGGTTTGAGCAGATCACCGAAAAAGGCGTTGTACAAATTCCAAAAATCTTCCGTTTGAGCGCCGCTCAAACAGCATCCGAACGTTACCTCCTTTTGTGCAAAACGAACAAAATCGGCATCGTAGGTTTGCCCGTTCATCAGCAAATTCGTTCGTGCAAGTGCATTTTTCAATTTCGGGGATCGTTCCAGCTCGTCAAGACCTCCTGTAATGATAATGCCGTATTTGTCGATCCTTTTCCCGTCAAGCGTGACGGCACATGGAAGCCCGATGTCGGCATTTGCATCCGGATAACCGGAAGGAATTGTGGGGTTATCCTCAACAAACTTCACGGAAAACAATGCGGCTGAATCGAATACTTCGAGTTCCGGCATCTCCGAAACGCGCAGCGTCCATGTTCTGCCGAGAGCGGGAATATTCAACGTGCGATAGCCGGTAGAGGAAAGGAAGGCGTAGAAAGGCATCCAGCTGAATCCTAGAACAAGTGCGAAACGAACGGTGATTTCCTTGTGTTGCAATCGCGGCTCGGAAAGATCGACCTCAATGCCGTTTTCCTCAGGCCAGTCGTTTTTGTCCGGTTCTTTCAGCGATGGAAAGGAAAGAAGTTTGTCGTATCCGTCGCCCTCTACGATAACGCCGAATTCGTCGTAAATATCGATTCCGTCTATGTAGCAATATCCTGTCATCGTTTCAAGAATAATCCGTCACGAACCATTTTCGATATATCCGTTTTCACGCTTTCCATACTCGCTTCGATTGCTTCCAGCCTGTCGGTGTTGTCGGCAATGCGGCTGATGGGGTCAAAAATTCTAAAGAGAAAATTTGCCATGTCAATCACGTTTTTGTCGATATTCATCAATCGGCCCTGAACATTTGTCAGCTGTCCCTCCAACTTATTTCCCTGATCTTGGCTTAATCCGGAAATGCCTTTACTCGCGGCCGATCGTGAGCTTTCTGCATCCGGCATGAACAGGTCAAAGCCTTGCCGCTTCATTTCGTCGCGTACTTCCTCCATGTTTTTTCCGTAGGCAGCAATCTTGTCCTTGTAATTATTCGAGAACCAGACGATATCGTCGACGATGCTTTCGTCTCCGCTTGCACTGAAGCTGTCTTCCATCCGTTTTTGAAGTTCGTCGAACATCTTTTGAAAATGCGCCGAAAACACAAGCTGACCGAGTATATTCTCGATCGTCCCCGTTATTTTCCGATCGAAAACGTCTACGGCGGCATACAGATCGTCATTCCTGAAGCTGTCGATCAGCGCCGACGAAAGACTATTCCCGATGTCGCCGGCCAGGTCGGCGAAGGTCTGCCGCATCTGCTCCTGAGCGTCCAGCGCTTTTTCGCGTATTTGCTCCCAGTTATCTACGAGTTTTTTTGTTGCGTCATCCAGCTTCGCATAATTTTCCAGGATGGCGGGGTTGAGCTCGAATGTTTCCGTTCCGGATTTCAGGATCGACCCGAATTTTTTCTGTAGCGAGTCAAATACGGGTACAACCTTCTTTTGTGTCGCTCCGAAAATGCCGCCGAGAAGCCCTCCGATGGCCGCGCCGATGGCAGTGCCAACGCCGGGTATAATAGATCCTACTGCCGCTCCTACTCCTGCGCCCGCTCCTGCTCCGCCGGCTATATTGCTACCGGAAACTACCTTTTTGGTTCCCGTCTGTATTTGCCCGCCGGATAACCGGTTCAGTGATGAGTTTAATTCCTTCATCGCCTGCCGGTACTGGTTTGCACCGGCAACGGCTTTGGCGTAAGGATTCTCTACCCCGAAAATATTGGCTCTGTTGTATTCCAGCTGTTCTATTCGCAACAGCTTTGCTTTTTGAACCGATTCGTCAATCTTTTCGTTCCATTCGGCCTGCTTTTGCCTGTTTTCTTCCAGCTGCGAACTTGCCATCCCGTATAATTTCACCAATCCGTCAATCGCAATTCCGACTTGGTCGCTCGTGGTTGCTTCCTTGTCAAGTGCCGCCGTTACCATATCCACGCCTGCGGCAATACCGGAAAGTGATTCGCCCAACTCACCCCCCACGCCGGATAATGTGTTTAACCAGTCCTTCAGATAGAGGCCGATTTCCCGCACCCTGTCGGTAGGAATTTTTTTCAGTGAAGCGGACAATTTGTCTATCTCCGACCTCGTGAGTTTGATATCTTCAGCCACGTCCGCGCCGTTGCGCTGCATTTCTTCCAGCTTGGCGAGCCTTTTTCGCTGCCCGTCAAGTTCTATGCGCAGCAACTTCTCCTGCCTGTCGGTTGCAAGAAGGGGCTGCCGGTCATCAATTTCTTGTTTTCGAAGAGCAAGCTCTGTTTCAATCTCGATCTCGCGTAACTGCGCCTCACCCGTTTTTTGTCTTTTTGCCTTCAGCCTGGCATCGTCTATCTGCGCCAGCAGCTCGCTGTTGCCTTTTGCCTTTTCGGCCAACTCTCCGTAATAGTTGTCAATATCGGCAAGCTCTTGATTGAGTCGTGTTTCGAAGTTCAATTTCAGGTCATTTTGTATCGACTTGTAAAGGTTTGCCGTCTCTTCGTCTATTTGCCGGATCTGGCTGTCATATTTCTTTTTTGCCTGCATCGCCTGCTGCACCGACAAATCGTTGTAGCCGTTTATTTCCGTTTCCGGAATCGAAACTCCCGCCTTTTGCAATTCTGTTACGTGCTTGTCATATTCTGCTTTTTCCCTCCCGATTTCGTACAGACGGTTTTCATATTCCAGTTCTGCCTGCGCTTTTCGCTTTTCCTCTCCCTCTTTCATGAGGGATATTTCTTCTTCCTTTATTTTTCGTAGCGCATCGATACGCATTTCCGACAAACGGTTTTCGGGTGGGGTTGCTTTTTCCGCAGTTCGGTTGGTTGAAGCATTCAAATCCGAAAGAAGTTTCACGTTATTTTTCGTAAGTTCCTTGATCAGATTTTCTCCTTTTTCGTTTTCTTTTTTGAGCTCTGCCTGCTTTCTTCTTTCGCTTTCTATCGCCGCCTCTATGTTTGCTTCATTTGCCTCCTTGATTGCCTCGGCTGAAGGTTCGATATATGTCCCCTGACTTACGTTACTCCCCCCCACGTATTTACCAGGTGCAGAATATTTTTTGGGCGCAGTTGCCTTACCGGATGCATAATCTTTTTCGAGCTGTTGACTTTCGGCAATTTGTATAGTCCTTTTTGCGTTTTCCACCGCAATACTTTTAGCCACTTCCATGTTGGCCAAGGCCTGAACGTATTCGAGCAGCGCATTTTTATTGGCGATCAGTGCACCCGTTTCTTTGTCGAGATAGCCGTTATAGGCCGGCATCAGCCCGTTTAGCGTATTAAGCGCCTTAATACGCTCGCTTTGCGGTTTGGTTATGTCCGACGCTGCCCGCTCGAGATCCTGTAGTTTGACCACTTCATCCTCTATACTTTTAGCAGCTTCGGCCTGCATCTTTTTCAGGTTTTCGCTTTGCGCTTTGATCTCATCCTGCTTCTTTTTCCACTTGTCGTACGCAATAACCAAAGCCGTTATTCCGGCGATTAAGATACCTACGCCCGAAACCATCAACGCCTTTGAAGCAACAGCACCGATTTTCAGCTGCGTATTCAGAATCTCCTGCGCTGCTGCCCATTTCTTCTTCGCGCCCGTAAGCAGAACAATAGAAAAATAGGAGTCTTTGTTAAGTGTTTGTGACACTTGCTGCAGCCCTATTGTCGTTGCCATCACGGCCTGTAGCCTCGTCTGCACTTCCTGCAGCTTTTCCTGCTCGGTTCCGAGCAGGGACGCAATTCCTACGCCAGCACTCATCGCGCCGGATAGCCCTGCCACCGCGTCCGCCGTTGCACGGATGTACCTCTCGTCGTCTGCCAAAACGCGTCCTTGTTGGGTGATGTCGCCGTACTTGTCCTGCATCCGACCGAGTCGCTCCATGGCAGCCCGATATTCGTCCGTACCCTCGGTCATCCTCGCCATCTCGTTTTTCAGGTTCATGATCTGCGTGCGCAACTGAGCCTGCTTGCCCGATGTTCCTCCTACTTGTGCGTTAAGCTCCGAAAGGGATTGCTCGGCCGATTTCAACTCCCGCTCGGCCTCGAGTAGCGATGGTATGAGTTTCTTCTTCTGGGAGTCGTCCGACGCGCGGGATATTTCCCGCTCTACGGATCGAATATGCTCCTTCAACTCTCCTATGAACGCCTTCTGCCTTTCGATCTCGATTTTGAAATTTTTGGTCGAAGAGCTTACGTTGTTGTTCAGGCTTTCAAATCCCGAAGAGGTCTTATCGTCAAACAGCACTTCCAGTCTTACCGGTTTCATATTATTCAAAATAATTTTGGTGGGGCGTCTGCTACCATTCGCATGATTGTATCGAAGGGTATTTTCCACAAAATGTACCGGTAGCTCCACCCGGTTTCAGACGCTATTTGCCATACAACACCGAAAAGGCTATGGGAACTTCCGTTCGTTAACTCCTTTTCTTTTCGCGGCTCAGTCTTGGAGCGACTATATTTATCGCTTCCGCCGATCTGATAATATCGATAAAAGACTTCGAATCGATAAGTTGCATGAATTTGGCGCAGGAAAGCATCAATACGTCCGGGTGACATCGCCACCTCAGGTATGCAGCAAATGGGGGAGCAAGTACTTTACCGCTAAAAAATCCGGAGTAAATCATCAATGCAACCATTTTCGACACTTCTTTGCCGTGCGTCGACATAAATTCGAGCCTTTGTCGCTCGTCAAAATCGTTCATTTCGGCTACGGTAACCCCCGTTTTTAACCATACCCGCAATATGCGAAGCAGCCCGCCCAGGGGCGGGCGCTTGATTGTTGCACGCGGCACAAATTTCCATTTCCCGAGCCGGAGCGGACGCAATGGAATGGAGATGCCAACGTCCAACAGCGCTTCCGCGGCTTCCAGTTCCCCAATCATAAGTCTATCCCTCCAACGGAGCCGTGTTGTCGATAGAGAAGGGTGAAGCCTGACCGTCTGAAAGCACCGTTATGGTGCAATCGAAGCCAAGCGGAGAGTCCGATCCGATGTCACCGGACATGTTTTCTCCGACCAGGGAAGCTTTTGCCGCGGTAATCACTTGGCCGGTTACGGTTTCTATCTCGAGGGGACCCTCCTGCACAACCTGAAGAGCGGGAGCGTTCCATTTGCCGGGAACAGTAGCATCGGCCGAACCACCAAGTACGTCGACCAGATTTTGCACTTTCAGTTCGATCAGCTTAAACTTCATCTCGATCGTTCCGGCTTTTTTGAGCACTTTCTTCACAACTGACCGCGTTTGTGCGGCAACTACGGTAGCGTACTCGGGTGCGCTTCCGCCCCACTGCACACCGTCCTCCGATATCAGTCCGATTTCTTTCCCCGCAAACCTTATTTTCGCGAGCAATAGCGCAATTCCATCTAATTCTGCCATGTTTGTATAAATTTTAAAAGATTTTGAGTTTTTGTTTTACCAGCCACATAACCGCATAAACGGCCAGCAGCACAATTGTTATGTCTCCTATCGTGAGGCGTAACTTTTGCCATTTTGTCAGCTTGTTTACCTCTTTTGCGACTTCAATATATACCGGTACTTCAGTCCGTGTTTCTATCGTGTCGCTTTTTACATAAACCGTGTCGGGTTTTGTTTTCGTTCTGTAATCCAGAACGCCTCCGCCGAATTTCAGCGTGCTGCCCGTTTTATGGCCCTTCTCTTCTTCGAAACTTTTCATCAATACCCGGTTCATGCTGTCGCACTCGAAGAGAGCTGTCAGCGATGCACTGTCGCCGCCAACAAAGACTGGAATGAGTGTCGAAACCTTTCGCTCTACCGTTTTAAGGTAGGGCGTTGTCAACGTTTCCGTCCGTGTTTTGCAGCCGGCCAATAGCACTGTCGTCAAAAGTATTGAAAATTTGTTCACTTTGGTTGATCTCCTGTTTTATTTTTTCTATCATGTCGACCAGATTCTCCGGCGTGATTCGGTCAAGAAGGCGGACAATCTTGCTGTTTATGGCCCGAAGGCGATTGACCTCCTTGGTCAGCTTGTCTACCTGTACCGACATTTCCGCATATTGATTGCCCATTTTTTCGGCGAGTTCCCGCCACATTTTTGCCACGGAATCCACGTTGTTTATTTCGGAGGCTCTTGCGTCCGCTGCCGCCTTAGCTTTCGTCGATTTCAACGTGAATAGCGTTACGATCATTCCGCTACCAAGCAGTAGGTTGAGGATGAGCGAAATAATTTCAAAAGTTCCCATGTTCTCCTATTTTGAAAAATACATTTCCGCTTCTTTTTCCCTCCTCCTCTTCAGCCCCTCGTTGTGCACGTATATTCCGTTTTTCTTTATCTTAGTCCACCTCGAAAATTCATACCGGATAGTGGGGTCGTTTGCATTTTGCTTCGCCTTTTTCAGTAGCGTACTCCTCCCGAAATTAGCGGTTCCGACGTTGAAAACAAAGCTGACAAGGGCGTCGAACTGATTTTGTGACAGGGAAAGGTTTTGTTCGTTCACGGCGTCCTCCGCCGTCTCCAGGTCACGCGCGAGGAGTTCGTCCGCCTCCCGTTCAGTTATTACATCACCGCTTTTCACGCCGCCCGTGTGCCCATAACCTATTGTCCAAGTTCCGCGCGAATCCCGATAAGCGTTCAGCCTCAACCCTTCGAAATGCTTAATCAGCTCGATGCCCTTGTTGCTCGTCTTCATTTCCTTTTTTGTTTCGCTTTTAAAACGGTGTTACCACCTATCTTGTCTTCGGTTGAGGCGGTATCTTCCGAATCCGCTACACCCGCATCGCTATTCTTAACCGGTATATCTACCGGCACGGCAAGCCCCCTTTTGATCAAGTCATCGGCACGCGCGGCTTCAAACTCGCGCTCTTCCCCCACTTCATACCTGTGGGTGTTGTCGTATTTGTCCATAAATCGTTTAAGGACAGTTACTCTCACTTTCTCCATTTTCGATCGTGTTTAACTTATCCTTCAGCAACACGGTTGTCGAGCAGCACAACGTGTTCTCCCCACGCGATGTTGGTATCGGCCTTCATCAGCATCTTAAAGAAATAGCGCTCTCCGGCATTTGTCAGTCGGTCGATCTTGATCGCGTCGAAATCGTTCACGGAGTTTACGCCTGCCCAAAGGTTCGTATCATAATCCATTCCGCAATAGGTGGCAACGATCACATCGTCCGGCCATTGTGCAAGTGGTTCTATTTTGATACCCTTGAAACGCATGGCGTTCAGATCGGTGATGTTGGCTCCCTTGTACGCTTGAGCGGCCAGTTCGTCATCATACTTATCCGCGTCGCCGACAGACATCAGGAAGCGCATCTTCGGATTGTTGCGGATTGCAACGGGTATTTTCTTCACGACGGCTTTCAGCCTTTCTGTTTGCGAGGTGCTTGTTTCGGTTACCTTAATCACGTCCGTGTCGGCTACGATACGTGTCAGTATTCCGTTGAAGAGATGGTCGTCATCCGTTCCCGCCTCGCCGTTGATGAAATGCCACCCCAGTTCGAAGTCCACCACCTTGGCCAGCTCGGCAAGCAGCGCATTTTGCGCTTCAGGCGGCAATTCGGCAAATACCAGTTCGCCATTCGGCTGCCACGGCCGCCAGAATTTCTCGAACGAGCGTGGGTTGAAGGTCGTAAAGGCCATAAATTCAACCGGGATCAGAGCGCGTTCATCAATGCTGAAATCTCCCTTACTGTCCGTATCCACAGGTTGCTCTACACGTTTGCGGAGCATTTTGCCCGTGCGCAACCTCGGAATGTAAAATTTGTCCGTTACATTGGGCTCCAAATGAATAAGCCCCTTTTCTACCAGTTCGTTGCCCGTGGTTGCCCTCACAAGCAATCTTTCGAGTACTTCTCCGCTATATGCGGATGTGATGTTTACTGCCATCTTTCTACTTTTTTAAGTTGTTTTTTATTTCTGCCATTCGCGTTTCCCACAAGCTTAATTCGGGTTCTTTTTGCAACCCTAAGCTCTGTATGACGCGTTTTTTCCCCTTACGGGCGTCCAACAGTTTTTTTCCGTTCGCAAAATCGTTGCGCAGCACGTTTTTGAATATTTCTACTTCTTCCGCCGAGATACGTTCTTCGGATCGCGCCGTATCCACAAGCGTTTCTATTTCGGCTTCGTGAGCCTCGTTTTCTTTCTTTTCATACGCCTCATTGGCTTCTTTCAGTTTCCTGTTTTCGTCTTTGAGCGCATCTGCCATTGCCGCTTTTGTTTCCAATTCGGCAATCACCTTTTCCGCGCTTGCTTCGTCGGCACAGCCGGCAAACAGTTTTCGTTTTTTTAGTTGTTCAAACATAGTCATACCATTTTTATGATTAGTATTAAGTCGGTTGTTGAATATCGTATAGATCTGTTCCGGTGTACTTTCTTCCGGAACGGGATCTGCGTCGTATATCCCGTCGATAAATTTCAATCTGAGTGCTTCCTCTGCCGAAAGCCAGTGGTCCTTGCCGTCAAAATAGCGGGATGATATCTCTTCCTCCGTCATACCCGTTTTTTCTGAATAGATGCCAATCAGCGTTTTCTCGATATTCTTCATGATATCTACATAGCTTTCAACCTCTTTCGTGTTTCCGAATACTCCTCCGCTTACGTTGTGGAGCATGAGCTTGGCATAACGGCTCATCATTACCGGTTTGCCGCAGGCTGCGATCACGGAGGCAATCGATGCGGCAACACCGTCGATATAGATCGTGATATCGGCCTTGCTGTTACGCAGTGCATTGAATATTGCAATCCCGGCCATTGCATCTCCCCCGTAGCTGTTTATGCGGACGTCTATTTTACCGTAGAGTGCCTCGGCCTCAACCAAATCTCTCGCCACGTCTCCGGCGCTCACTCCTTCGCCTATTTCTCCGTACAGAAGTATGCAGCATCCGTCATTTCCGGCTATCATGTTAAAAAATCGGTTCATTTTTTTATTTCTCGTTTTTTCTGCCCACTTTAATTTTTGCAAAATTGCTTCGATTTTTAGCCTTCTGCAAATTAGAAAAGCATCATAACGTTTTAAAAGCGCATGATGGATAGTTAGGGCGCCATCATGAAAACATCTTTTGTCGCGACCGTTTTTTCGTTTCAATTTTGTATCAAAAAGGGTGCTTATATGGCTGAATTAACGGCACAACAGAAAAAGGAGTGGGCAAAGACGCTCTATCTCAAGGAGAACCTGACCCAACAGGAAATTGCCGACAAAGTGGGTGTTGCCCGGCAAACGGTCATCCGCTGGATTCAAAAGGAAAAATGGGAGGAGCTGAAAACAAGTCTCACGCTCACGCGGCAGGAACAGATCGCGCACCTTTACCGACAGGTTGCCGAAATCAATTTGTCCATCCTGCAACGACCCGAAGGTGAGCGTTTCGCGAATTCCAAGGAGGCAGATATATTGGGAAAATTGTCCGCCGCGATCAACAAAATGGAAACGGACGTGGGGATCAAGGATATTTGTGAAGTCGGAACCAAATTTGCCGACTGGCTCCGTTTCGTCGATCTGTCCAAAGCGCAGAATTTTGTCGCACTCTACGATCAGTTTATCAAAGACGTACTCAGGGGGAAATGAAACAGGAAGATCGCATAGCAATCGGAAATTGGGCGGAATATAAGGAGGATATTCTCCGATCTACTCCGGTGGATACTTCCATGTCGCGGGCGCAGATCGAAAAGCACCGCCTTTACCTTGAAGCCCACCCGGTGGAGTGGATCAACTATTTTTTCCCGAAATATACTCAATACGAATTTGCACCATTCCACATCAGGGCGATCAACCGGATGCTGAACAATCCGGAGTGGTATGAAGTGCTTTCCTGGTCAAGGGAGCTGGGTAAATCCACCGTGGTGATGTTTGTGGTAATGTACCTTACGCTTACCGGCAAGAAATTCAATGTACTTCTTACGGCGGCTACCATCGACGCAGCCAAACGATTACTTGCCCCATACAGAGCAAATCTGGAGAGCAACGGCCGTATAAAGGCCTATTACGGCGAGCAGGAGCAGATCGGCTCCTGGACGGATTCGGAATTCGTCACGCGCGCGGGGGTTGCTTTTCGTGCCATAGGCATCGGTTCTGCACCGCGCGGTTCCCGCAACGAGGAGATCCGACCGGATATTCTCATCCAGGACGACTACGATACCGATGAGGCGGTGCTCAATCCGGAGACGGTGCGGAAAAACTGGGACTTTTTCGAAAAGGCCGTTTATCCCACACGATCGATTTCTTCCGACACGTTGGTTATCTGGTGCGGAAACATCATTGCGAGGGATTGCTGCATCGTTCGTGCTGCTGCCATGGCCAATCACCACGACATTGTCAACATCCGCGGCAAAGACGGAAAAAGTACGTGGCCACAAAAAAACACGGAGGAGTTCATCGACCGTACATTATCGAAAATATCGCAAAAGGCGGTGCAATCAGAATATTACAACAATCCTGTCAGCGACGGGAGGATATTCGGGCAGATCATCTACGGGAAAATTCCTCCGTTATCGAAATTTAAATTTTTGGTCGTCTACGGCGATCCCGCTCCAGGTGAGAACGCGAAAAGCAAAAAATCGTCGACAAAGGGGGTATGGTTGTGTGGCATGCGTGACGAAAAACTGTATGTCATCAAAGGATTCCAGTCTCGCGATACGCAGGACGAATTCATCGGATGGTATTTTACGCTCAACCAATGGGTCGGAGGGAAAGTACCGGTTTACAATTACATGGAGAACAACAAACTGCAAGACCCGTTCTTCCAGAAAGTGTTCAAGCCGCTGGTGGCAAAAAAACAAAAAGAGTTGGGCTACCACCTGGTCATCTCCCCCGACACCGACAAAAAAACGGATAAGGCCGTCCGTATCGAAGCGGCGCTCGAACCGATAAACCGGGAGGGATGCCTTATTTTCAACGAGCAGGAAAAAGACAACCCGCACATGCGCGAGCTCGAAACGCAGTTCCGCCTTTTCGACATGCACCTGCCGTACCCGGCCGACGGCCCCGACTGCATTGAGGGTGCCTATCAAAAAATTAAACAAAAAATGGCGCGGACAAGCCCGCTGGATATCGTTCCGGCAACGTCACTGCGCCTTAAAAACAAATACAGAAGATGAGTATGTTCATAGACAAATCGGACTATAATGCCTCGGTGCACGCCGAAATCATCGATTCGGTCATCCGCAGCGACGAGTCGCTGCTCGATATTTGTGAAAACAGGGCTGTCGAAGAAATGACAAGTTACCTGTCGGGGCGATATGACTGCAACGCATTATTTGCCATGCGCGGGGACGAAAGACCGCAGCTGGTGCTCATGATGGCACTCGACATAGCCATTTATCACATTTTCTGCATCCATAACCCGATGAAGCTTTCGAAGATGCGCGAAAGCCGTTACGAGCGGGCAGTGGAGTGGCTCAAAGCAGTACAGAAGGGACACATTTCCATTCCGGGAATTCCCCTCGCCAATGCCGACGATCCCGAGGCTAACCGCACACCGTTTGTCGTGAAGTCCAACCCGAAAAGAAACAATTACCGATGATCGCAAAAGAAAACAAAAAAATAGTTCCGTCAACCGGCTACAAATCACCGTACATAGTTCTTGCGCAGGCGCGTCGCAGCGGAATCGATATCGGCGTCTATGCGGATGCCGTACGTGCGGCAGAAAATATCGAGTACCCAAACCGCGTCAAATGGTTCGACGTTTGCGATGAGCTTCTCACCGATGCACATTTATACGCCGTCGTTCAAAAGCGAAAATCGGCCGTCCTTTCTGTTCCGGTCGAGTTCAGGCGGGAAGGAAAACCGGACGACAAAATAAACGAACAGCTTCGCTCGCCGTGGTTCGGACGCTTCCTCGGCGATGCGTGGGATCACATCCTCTTCGGTTCAACCCTCGTACAGTTCTATCTCGATGATGGGTGGATCAATTACGATCTCGTCCCCCGCAAGCACTACGACCCGGTTAACCGGATTATCCTGCGCAGGCAGGGTGATATGAAGGGCGAAAGCTTCGACAGTTTTCCCGATTTGCTTTTCATCGGCGACGGAAGAAGCCTCGGGCTTATGCTCGCCGCGGCTCCGTACGTAATCTATAAGCGCAATACCATGTCCGACTGGGCACAGTTCTGCGAAATATTCGGCATGCCGCTGCTCGAGGGAATGTACGACGGAGCGGATGAAGAGGCGCGGATGAAACTGCTCAACGACCTCTACAACAGGGGGGCCAACACGGCACTGGTGCACCCGGAGGGGACAAATCTTACCATCCACGATTCGCAAACCAAATCCGGTTCAAACGACCTGTACAAGGGGCTGGCCGAATTCTGCAATTCGGAAATAAGCAAACTCTTTCTCGGCAATACGCTCACTACCGAAGTTGGGGATCATGGCACACAGGCGCTCGGAACGGTTCACCAAAGCATCGAGGAACGCATCAAAGAAATGGACAGACAGACCATCCTCAACCTTCTCAATTTCGAAATGACCGATATTTTCGCCTCTATGGGAGTCAACACCACCGGTGGCGAATTCGTGTTCAAAGTGCCGCAACAAACAGACCTTGCAGCGCGTATCTCCATCGATGAACGAATCAAGCGGCTCGGGATACCCGTTTCCGACGATTATTTTTACGAAACTTACGGCATAGAGAAACCGGCAAATTACGAAGAATTGAAAAGGGAACAATCGCAAGATGTACTATTGCAGAACGATACCGGGAGGATTGAGAACAAACGATCATCTTTTCGCAACCGCTTGTCCGGTTTTTTCGCCAAAGCCCCCCAAGAGGGGGCTTCCGAATGGGACTGAACAGCCTGTACAGCCTACCCGGTTATGACTCGGAACATGGTCATTTTGAAAATGTTTCGGACGGCGAAAATGGGGTATCTGCACCATTTGTGTTCGACGGAGGTATCCTGAAAGCGTCTATGCGCCGCCTGTACGAAAAGAAATACGACCCGCTTCACGAAATCGACGAAAATCTTTTCAACGAATTTTGGAATATCTATAATGATGCAGCGGATAAAGGATTACGTGCTTCCGACACAAAACTTGACTATGCCGACCGCGATGCCGATTTTTACAGGGAACTGCGCTACAATAACGGCGTTTTTGCGGCTTTCAAAACGCACCGTTTTCAAAACGATATGGCCTCGCAGCTGATCGGGGAAGACGGCAAATTGAAATCTTTTACGCAATGGGAACGCGATACGGCTTCCATCCGCAATCACCATGTACGCCGATGGCTCGAAACGGAATATAACACGGCCGTAAGACGGGCACATCTGGCTGCAGACTGGAGGCAGTTCGAGCGCGAAAAGGATATCCTGCCTAATCTGCAATGGGTGAAAACGACCGCCGTGACTCCGGGAAAAGATCACGAACCTTTCTGGGACATCATCCGCCCCGTCGACGATCCGTTTTGGAACGAACACCATCCCGGCGACCGGTGGGGATGCAAGTGCGGATTACGCAGCACCGACGCCGACCCGACGCCGCTGCCTGCCGGCATCAATGACCCAATCTATAAACCGGCACCGGGGTTAAACAATAATCCGGGAAAAGACGCGATGCTCTTTTCCTTTTCGCATCCATACTTCATTGCCGGTTATCTGGCCTACAAAAAACTGAAACCGATTGTCGAAAAGTTCGTCGGAATGCAGATGGAAAAGAGAAGGAAATCGAAAGAATTTTCTCCGGATGAAGTGGCCGGTAAAAAGCTGCTGATTCACAACCGGGCAGACGGGCGGGAACTCACGGATAATATTCGTACCGGCCGTACGCTTATCGACAACTTTCCGCGTATGAAGATAAGGGTAAGGGAACACGTCGGCATAAGGGGAGTAAAAAATCCGGAATATGAAATAAACGGTTTTATCGCCGACGCAAAAAGAGTTCGTTCGGAAAAAGGAATTACGGACGCTTTTGTAAGGGCTAAAGAACAGAACTGCGATATAGTCGTCATAGATTTCGATAAATATTATGGCGGCAAAGAAATATCGAGAATAGATGTGGCGAAACGGATAGCATGGAGAAAGAACGACTTCGAAAGCGGATCGATCAGGGAATGTTATATCGTTCATAACGGAAAATCAATCCGCATAACAAAGAATAATTACTCGAAACGCGAATGGATCGAAAAGGAACTGAAAAAATCGGGGATGTAAAAATTTACATCCCCGACAAAAAGGTTGCACGGGCTTGATCTGATCGCGCCTTTTCGGCGAACCTTTATGCAAAGATAGATTCTATTTTCGAAACAACAAAATATCGGCAAAAAAAATGAAGGAACGCGACAATTTGAAAGAATTTTCGGAGGATATCAAAAAGCACCGGCGCGAAATAGACGACTTGATGCGACGGAAAATGCCCGTGTTTGCCGGACGTATTGTCGTCAACCATGTGCAGGACAATTTCCGTAAGGGCGGATTTGTAAATAACGGGCTGCACCCGTGGAAAAAAAGCAACCGCGAAATTTACGGCGGAAAATCGGCCTCCGATCATTACGGCACACTGCTAAGCGCACGCAACCATCTTTACAGTTCCACAAAATATATTCCCGGAGATGCCCGCGTTGTAGTTTCCAATCAGGTGGAATATGCCGCCGTTCACAACTGGGGCGGAACAGTATCGCCAACGGTTACTCCCAAAATGCGCAAATTTGCCTGGGCTAAATTTTACGCACTCGGGGGAAACAAAAAAGATCAACCCGTTGCTCCGGATGTCGGCTTTTGGAAAAATCTCGCTCTTACAAAAAAATCGAAACTCAATATCCGTATGCCACAGCGACAGTTCCTTGGCGAAAGCCGCGAGATGAACGACGCCGTACGGGAAAAACTGGACGCTGAGCTCGCGAAAATTTTTGGCGGTTAAATGTTATTCGAGCATCGTTCGGGCACTATTTGAACAGTATATTTCAATATAAATTTTTATGGAAACACTTTTTTTATCGGTTCAAAAACGCATTGCCGACAACGTGCCCGAATTGGCCGTTGTGGATGAAGATTACGGGCAACTCAACACCGAAGCGGATACTTATCCGGTTACCTTTCCCTGTGCGCTCATACAGCTGGAAGAGATCGACTGGCAGGATGTGGGCGGCGGCAAGCAAAAAGGAACGGCAACCGTACGGGTGAAACTTGCCATCGATTGTTACGACGATACGCACTATTCGTCAGGAACGGCTCAAAAAGCGGCCGACAGGATGCGCCTCTACAAAAAAATGCACCAGACGCTCAATATGTTTAAGGGGGGTATTCTCATGGATTTCGACGGTAATGTAATCGATAAATCGTTTATGCCGTTAAGGCGGACCAAAAGCGTGTTTTATTCGCTCCCCGGCGGAATTAAGGTGTATGAGGGCGTTTACTCCTGCCAGGTGCTGGACTTGTAGCTCACACGCGGATCACATCGCATTGTCGTTATCGTCTTCCGCAATGGGTTTGTCATACTCACCCGCAAAAAGGGTAAGTTGTTCACGCGTTATTCGTGGCTTCTTGACCCTCGGCACAGGCTTCGACTTCAACCCTTCCAATTTGTCCAAATTATTGCGTATGATGGATAGGATGCGATCCTCCGAGATGAAAAATTCTTGCTGCGACAGCACTTTCAGGGCATCGTCAAATCGAAGCCGCTGCACCTCCGTCCAGTAATACCAACGCATTAGCAGCTTCCTGTCCCTGAGCAATATCAACTGTCTGTTTCTGCCTCTCCCTTTCCCTGCCATGATATTGTTTTTTTTGTTTTGGCAAATATATAATCAATTGTCTGATATGTAACCAATAACCACAATTAAAATTAAAAAAGCGGGGGAAATCCCCGCTTGATTACCACACTATTATTCTGCCAATTATATTTTAATAAACCGGTAAATTTTGATAAATACGTCCGTTTATCATTTTCCCGTTGGCTTTTTTATTTCTTTTTATTCCGTCGCTCCCCCAGGTTCCCCACTGTTTGAAGAAAAAAATTTTACCTTCTCGCTCTACTTGCTCTTTGATGGATATAACCCATTCTCGGTCCATGGGCCTGGCTCTTGTTCCGCTTTCACCGCCGACTATGATCCAGTCAATCCCTCTCAGGTCAATTTGTCCCAAATCTTCGAGAAGGGGCTCGCACGATAGAAATTTTACGGAAGCATCCAAATCACGCAACATGTCGATTCGCGGTTTTGCCGACTTCGCTTCAACAGTTACCCCCAACCACACATTTTGTGGAATTTCGTTTTCCCCGAAATATCGACACATTCTTTCTGCACGCTTGGTTAAAATCTGATATCTGTGTTGCGGAGTCATAGAAATGGTGTTCATTACCTCACCGATAAAACTGTCGGGTACATGCTCGTGAAAAAGGTCGCTCATCGAACATACGAAAATTTTGTGCGGTTTTCCCCATTTCAACGGATCTTGCAGCGTACCGGCATGCAGCCTTATGTCAAAACCGTCCTCGTATTTTTTTATTCCCATTGCTTTCAGCCTGTTTGCCCGGCCGATACAGGCGTACACCCGGTTACCGGGTTCCACGTTTTTTCTGTCCACTCTATTTTAGTTGTTTTCATTTTCTTTCCATTTGAATGTATATTTATCCTTATCGCTTATTGTGTGAATCTTTGAGCCTTTCATGTTAAATTTACCGGACGTGATTTCAATAATATCAAAAAAAATCAAAAACATCCGCCCCTGTTCTCACGAACAGAAGCGGAAAAATTAACAAATTAAATCTCTTGGTATGAAGTATGGTTGTTTAATTATACGTTACTGATCCATTCGTAAATCTCCGGCCATGTCGGCAACCCGCCCACGTTCTTGTCGTCGATGTAGCAGTGTGCATACACCTTGCGCGAATTACTACCGTACAGTGCCGAATTTTCCGGACAATTATCGTTTATCCTGTCAAACGGTATTCCGTGTTCCAAAAGCCAATTTATGGCCTCAATGAGTAGGTCACCTCCCCTGCTTGTCCATACAATCAGATAATGCCCGTCCGCTTTTAACTTTCGCATAATCTCAACCGCATACGGAGCAGGTGATCCAATTTCAGGCCATTTTCCGCAGTGCAGCGTTCCGTCAAAATCTACCGCGATAATCATGATTCAATTTTATGATTTATGTCGATTCCGCCCGTGATTGTTCCATCCGGAGGCAATCATCAATACCGACCATGATGCAATCAAAATGATAAAAACTGTTTTCATACTTCAATATCTTAGATCTGTCCAATGAATGATCTTACCATCGAAATCCGTATTGAACCACTCGAAAAATTCTCTTATGTTTTCAAACCCGTCATTTTTTGCCAGATCTTCGATTTTCGATGTCGAACAAGATATATCTGCACCTTCGAAATTTACGAAACCTAAAAAGTGATCGTCAATGCTTATTCTTGCAAATTTATTTCTGTCGTAATATCTTATTTGTATTTTTTGTGTACCGGTGCATTGTTTTTCGGCAAACTGGTTATAGTTTTTTGTCCTAATTTCAGTTGCCATATTCATCTTTTTACCCGCCGACCACCTGTTGAATTTATCCTCACGTATAGTGTGTTTTTTCACGCCCGATAAGATCGGCGAAACAAATCTCTTCTTAAATCCGATAATCATAAATTCATCAAATTCGTTGTTTTTTTCAAAAATTACGACAGGGTTTATTGAGCTTATTTTCTGCCAAATCGATGTAGCGAGAAAATCGTTTGACATCAGCAGATTATTCGCCCTATTTATCCCGTAATATATGGTTGAATGATTTCTCCCGAAAATACGGGCTATTCTGTCGAGAGTATAACCTCCGGCTTCTCTTAAGAATTTCCAGGAGAGCTCTCTCGCAGTAGCAATTTCCTGTTTTCTGCTTACTCCGATAATATCGCTCGTACTGACTCCGATACGTTCAGCCAATTGTTCAATCATCGCCTCCGTTCCTCCATAAAATTATTGCAATAATCAAACAAAGCAGCATCAGCGCGTTCAGCGCCCCGAATATTATCACAAATCCTGCCATTTCGTCCATCCTTGTAATTATAACTTATTAATTATCAATTATCAATTATACATTATCAATTGTTTTTGTATTTCCACCCGTTCAACCGGTACACTTCCCGCCTCGCGTCCTCTTTCTTGTCGTACGTCGCAATCTTCCTTCCTTCGTACGATCCGGGACGAACCTCCCGCCATCGTACAATACACCACATATACGAGTCGCGTTCATAAGTATATTCCGGATGTTTCTTCATTTCACTTTTTACTTTTCCGTTTCTTCCTTTTTCAGCTCGATAAAGAAAACTTCGTCCTGCACCACCTCGATGCCGCATTTACTCATGTTCTTCGAAACTTCCGGCATTTCACGATCTGCGAGTAACTTGTCTTTTGCCGGCTCCTCGATCACGCGCACGTAACCTGGGAGAAATTCTTTCAACAAATTCAGTACCGCGCCCCACGTAAAACCTTTTAGTGTTTTTAATTTTGGTGTTCCTGTCCGGAAACCGAACATCCCGTGCGTGGTTTCCATGCTTTTCTTTTTCGAAAATAGTTCGTCCCTGTTTTCCTGCGCGAATGCCTGTACAACCTCAAAGTTTTTCTCTTTTATTTCGGTGAGTGTAGAGATCTCATCCTGATACTTCTCGCGTATGCGCGTAAACTGCTCGTCCATAGTCGCATTTATTTTTGCCAAACGCGCATCGGCTGCGGCATATTCGGCCATCGCCGCTTCCATTGTTTCACTCGTGATCCCCGAATAGATCACCTTTTTTTCTCTTTTTGCCATTGTTTTATTGTTTTAAAGTTCTTTTGTATCTATTCCATCATTTTCGTAATCTCGCGAAAATGATCCGAATTTTAGTCAATCTCAGTTCCGGCAGATTTTTTTCGTATCCACAAGCCCGATCGGCACGTCGGCCGATTGCCTCCCGCTTTTTTTAAGCATGTTTTCCAATTTCGGGATCAAGGTCGCAAGTTCTTCGATACTCAATTTCGCGAAGCGCTTGCCCGCAATCTTGGGGCTCATACAAAAATTATCTACGTGGGCCCAATTGGTTGTGTCCACGCCTAACCGCTGCATTCTTTTCAGTACTGCGCTGCGTCTGCGCTTTATTTCCGCCGCAAAGGCATCTTCATGCAGCCCCTGCACGTTCTCGCGCAGCGATGCACACATCGCCCGGTATTCCGTATCGGTCATTTCGTGCAACGAACTCGTGCGGCCGTTCGTAAACTGAAGCGCCAGCTCTTCCTTCAGCCCTTCCGTTGCCCCAGGCAACTTGTGGAGCAACACGTAAAACTGTGCATAATTGCGTTCCGTTGTCTTCATTTTGTTTTGTTTTTTGTAATTTGTTGTGCCTTTGCGCCGGGCATCTTCATTATACATTATCCCTTATCCGTTTCTCCCCAATATTCCGAAGCGCCCTTCTTCCATATATCGATATATCCCTTTTCGCCGATATACCTCCCCTTCGACATTGCCCTATATCCTTCCACATATACCTTTAAATCGGCATCATACATCACGCTCCTGGCAGCCCTGCCTGCCGGCTGTTTTCCGTCCGCGTGGCTGACGAAGACCAGCAGCTTGTTCCGGTTTGCCTCCTTTAGTTTTATATACTGCCTGTAACCCAGTTGCGAGTATTGGAAGCTATCGATTATCACGAAATCGGGACTCCGCCGGCGGGATAAGCGTTCCGACAATTCGTCCACGGGTTCACATAAAAACAGCATCTTACCGTCAAGATCATCCATGCTAAATCGCCGGATGGCATCTTTCACCGTCTTGCTTTGCCCTTCCTCCAATGCATTCAATGCCACTTTTCCAAAACGGGACAACTCGCGGCACAACTGCATGATAAAACTCGTTTTCCCGTTTCCACTATTTCCCCACACAAACCAAACCCCTGACTGCTCCGGAGTGCCGAAAGCATCGAACCAGTCGCCAGTGAATGAAAATTCTTTCTTTTTCATTCGTAATATCTCGGATGGGGAGTAAGCGCGCGCCATAGATTGTTCAAATAGTGTTTAAAAGGTTCTCAAATATCACTTACCTGCCAGTTGAAGTTTTTTCCGTACCGCTTTAACTTTCCGGTCAACGCGACGCAGGTCGAAATTGCATTGCGAGGCGTCCTTGACAATTCCGGCGATAGCTTTTTCATCCGTCACACCATTAGCCATGCAGATGGCACACACGTCGTTGGCAGTAGGTTCCTCGGCCTCATAAAACTTCCGGCCGATACGGCTTTCCAATTCGTCATACCCTTTCCATCCGTTCAGGATACCTTTCTCCATCCGCTTTTGCATGTAATTAGTAGAAAGGAATACGATCCCGGCTTTACCTTTCAGATGGTTATAAATCGTAATAAAGTAGCACAAAAGGTTGTCCGACAGTTTGTCCCCTTCATCGAAAATGATCAATGGATTATCCATCTCCAGAATTGCATCGATAACGATCATGATCTTTTCGCGCGCCAGTTTCTGGGTATTGATCCGGATACCGGCGGCACGGGCCAACTCGATCGCAAAACTCGACTTACGCATATCTTCATCACAAAGAAGGTATATCACATCCCGGTTTTGTGACCGATAATATTCAGCAGCAGC